TAGAAGAATACAAGTTAGGACTTGACTTAGGTAAAAATATTGTAGAAGATAGCAATAAGAATGAGTGATGATATCAGAGAGCAATCTCTATCTGAATTTTTAAAAAAAAGATTCAGAGATATAATGAATGAACACGCAGACCATATATCTACGGGTAGTGTTAAAGACTATCCTGAATATAAAAAACTGTGTGGTGTGATAGAAGGTCTAGCATTAGCTGAACGTGAAATGTTAGATTGGTTAGAACAACACTCATTGAATTGAAACTTTTATGAATAAGAAAGCGACAGTCAAACCAGATAGTGTAGATAAACCTATAGTTCCAGAAAATACTAAAAGTCAGTTACCTGAGCCAATGGGTTTTAAAGTATTAGTTGCTATGCCACAAGCAGAAGAAAAAACTGAAGGTGGTATTTTAAAAGCTAGTCAGACTATTAGAGATGAAGAAGTTAGTAATATTTGTGGCTATGTTCTCACTCTAGGTCCTGATGCATATAATGATAAGAACAGATTTCCTAGTGGTCCTTGGTGTAAAAAAGGAGACTGGGTTGTTTTTAGAGCATACTCAGGAACAAGAATGAAAATGTACGGGCAAGAGTTTCGTTTAATCAATGATGACACTGTAGAGGCAGTTGTCGAAGACCCAACAGGAGTAGTTAGAGCATGAGCGAACAGCAAGTAGAAACAGCTATCGAAACAACTTTTGAGCCTGACTCTGATGGTAAAGTAAAACCACAAAGTAGTGAGGATAAATTTTTTGGTGTTAAAACAGAAATAAATTCTGATAACAGTGAGAAAGTAGAAGTAGAAGTCGTTAATGAAAACGAGCCAGAAGTAGAAGAGGAGGTTCAGGAAGAACCAGAGCAACCTCAAGACAATGATGCTATAGATAAAGAAATATCTGACTATAGTAAAAGAGCTGGTGACAGAATAAATAAAATTAAGTACGAGTTCCATGAAGAACGTAGAGCTAAAGAAAGAGAGCAGAAAGAAAAAGATGAGGCTCTAAAAGTTAGCAAAACTTTATTAGCTGAAAATGAAAAGCTAAGAAAAGTTTTAAAAGAAGGTGGCGAGCTAATAAATAAACAAGCTGTTAGTAATGCACAGTTTGCTTTGAAACAAGCTCAAGAAAATTATAAGAAAGCTTTTGATGAGGGTGATACTCAAGCAATGGCAGATGCACAAGCAGCAATAGCAAAAGCATCTTATGCAGAGCAACAAGCTCCTCATTATGCACAAGCTATTGAGTCAACTGTACCTGAACAAATAAAACCTGAACAACTACAAGGTAATCAAGTGATTGAACCAGACCCTGCTATGAAAGATTGGTCTGCTAGAAATCCTTGGTTTATGGGTACAAGTAGTGAGCATAAATCAATGACAGCTTACTCACTATTTTTAGATGAACAAATTAGAGCAAGTGGTGTTGACCCAGTTGCTGAATCAGACAAGTATTATGCCAGCGTAGATGATGGCATGAAAAAACAATTTCCTAATTACTTTGGGATAGTACAATCTAGTGCGGGAGCAGAGGTTGTAGGAGACCCTAATTTGGAAAAGAGACAACCTTCAAACGTTGTCGCACCTGTGACGAGGGATACAGGAAAAAAACCTCGCAATGTTCGATTGTCTCAGACGCAAGTTAAACTAGCACGACAACTTGGTATAACGCCTGAGCAATACGCAAAACAAATTTTAAAGGAAGCTTAAAATGGAAGAAGACGTAAAAAATAACGTAGAAGAAAATGTAGAGCAATCTACAGAACAAGTGCGTTCCCCTAGGGAAATAGAAGACCGAGAGGTTGAACAAAGAGTAGAAAGTTGGGAGAACCCATCAAATCTCCCAAGTCCAACACCACAACCTGGTTGGGTTTTTAGATGGATTAGGACTAGTTTATTAGGTAATGCTGATAACCCTAATGTATCGAAAAAATTTCGAGAAGGTTGGCAACCATGCAGAGGAGAAGACCATCCTGAATTACATATTCATATGATGGACTACAAATCTGAATGGGCAGATAAAGGAAATATAGAAATTGGTGGACAGTTGTTATGCAAGATGCCAAAAGAAAAAGCGAAAGCTAGAGATGAGCACTTTCAAAGAATTGCTCAGAATCAAATTGAATCTGTAGACAACGTATATTTTAAGGACCAAGATTCTAGAATGGCTACCAAACAAGTTTTTGAAAGAAAATCAAGAACAACATTTGGTAAAGATTCTTAATCTAGTCATAAACAATTTAATTTAACTTTTTTAAGGAGAAACGATGGCAGCATCAGCAGCACCTTTTGGTGCAAGACCTGTAGGTTCATTAGTATCTTGTGCGTATAATGCAAAGATTTCTCACTATAAAATTAAAAATAATTATGGCACAGCCATATTTTATGGTGACTTTGTAAAGTGGGCGGATGATAATCCAAACACAACTATACAAAAAGATACAGGAACAACCTCTTTAACACCTATTGGTGTTTTCTTGGGAGTTTCTTATACTGACCCAGTATCAGGAGAATTTCGACAAAGCAATCAATATCCTGCTTCAACAGCAGCAGATGATATTATTGCTTACGTTGCATCTGACCCATTTTTAGTAATGCAGATGCAAGGAGATGAATCGCTTAACCAAGATGACTTGGGTAAGAATTGTGCAGTAGTACAAACTGCTGGTTCAACAGTTTTCGGAATAAGTAAAAATTCCGTAGATGGAAGTACCGCAGCAACAACTAATACACTACCTTTAAAGATTATCGACTTTGTTGATGGTCCAGATAGTGCTATTGGTGACAGTAAAACTGACGTATTGGTTATGTTCAACGTTGGACATCAACTGCTTAACACAACAGGTATAGGTTAATAGGAGAATAACATGGCAGCTATTTCAAGAGCTAATCAGCTAAAACAACTTCTTCCTGGACTTAATGCATTGTTTGGTGAAGAGTACAATAACTACGAGAACGAGCATGAACAAATTTATGTTAGTGAAAACTCTGAACGTTCATTTGAAGAAGAGTTGAAACTATCAGGATTTGGAGCTGCTCCAGTAAAAGATGAAGGTGCAGCAGTATCTTATGATGTTGCAAATGAATCTTTTGTAGCTCGTTATGCACATGAAACTATTGCTTTAGGCTATAGTATTACAGAAGAAGCTATGGAGGATAACCTCTATGTTTCACTTTCTGCTAGATACACAAAAGCTTTAGCAAGAGCTATGGCTTACACTAAGCAAGTTAAAGCAGCAGTTCCATTAAATAACGGGTTCAGTAATTCTTTCCAATCTGGAGATGGGGTTAACCTATTCTCAGCAGATGGTGATGGAGTTACTGGTGGAGATGGACATCCATTGGTTAATGGCGGTAAGAACTCTAACAGACCAGCCACAGGTGCTGACTTGAATGAAACATCTTTAGAAGATGCAGTAATTCAAATCGGTAAGTGGACTGATGAAAGAGGTCTTAAAATCGCAGCAAGACCAAGGAAGTTAATCGTTCCATCAGACTTGCAGTTTGTTGCAACTCGATTACTAGAGAGTGAATACAGACCAAGTTCTGCTGACAATGATATCAATGCAATTAGAAACAATGGTGTGATACCAGAAGGCTATTCAGTCAATCATTATTTGAGTGACTCAAATGCTTTCTTTTTAATCACTGATGTTCCTGATGGCATGAAGCATTTTGTCAGAAGTCCTATGGTTACAAGCATGGATGGAGACTTTGACACTGGTAATGTTAGATACAAAGCTAGAGAAAGATATTCCTTTGGAGTATCTGACCCACTTGGTATCTTTGGTTCACCAGGTTCAAGTTAATACTTTAGGGGAGCTTATGCTCCCCTTTTTCTATATCTAGGGACTTTTTTAACTTATCTATCGACTGCCCTAGCAGACAAGCCAAGACGATAGATTTTTTTCCCAAGGAGGGAACATGGCAAATACTTCTTTTAATGGACCAGTAAGGTCCGAAAATGGCTTTAAAGTCATATCTAAAAATTCAAGCTCAGGAGCTGTAACAGAATCATTTGTATTAGATGGTTCAGGTTTACAAGTAACACCTGTAGCATTAGCTGATTCAGCAGCTATTTCGTTAACAGCAGCAGCACATGGTGGCAGAGTAGCAGTAGTACCTGCACTAAGTCAGAACTGCACATTATCACTTCCTTCACCATCAGCAGGAGTTTACTTCAAGCTTATTTATGGTGGTGCAGCAGAAGAAGCAGAAAACCTTATCATTGATTCAGGTTCAGATACCAATTTCTTTTTAGGCGGTATTGTTCATTTAGATTCAAATGCAGATAACGTATCTGTATACGCAGACGGAAACTCAAACTCTAAATTAACTCTTACAGACTTTGGTCTATTTGAGATTAATATATTGGCAAAAGATTCAACTAACTGGTATATCTGGGGTAACCAAGAAGGTGCAGATGTTCCAGCATTTAGTGACCAATCATAATAGGAGTAAACAATGGCTGATGCAGTAACTTCACAAACCATTTTAGATGGCGAAAGAAACTGTGTTATGAAGTTTACTAATGTTAGTGATGGCACTGGCGAATCTGCGGTAGCTAAGGTAGATGTTTCTGAATTAGCTGCTAATGCAGAGGGCATAGCTTGTTCAGAAGTACGAGTGCTCAGAGTGAGTCATGCTATCGTTGGTATGTCTGTTCAATTATTTCTTAATGCTTCTTCTAATGTTTTACTTATGGAATTAGCAGAAAGTAGTAATGGACATATGGACTTCAAAGACTTTGGTGGTCTTCCTAATAATGCAGGAAGTGGCAAGAATGGAGACATTTTATTTACTACTAAAGGACACAGTTCAGGAGATACATATTCAATCGTCTTAGAGATGGTTAAAGTGTATTCTGACTAAGGAGAAATTATGTATTATATTTCTGAAAATGGAGATTTTCCTCCACAGTATTTTGTATTAAAGCAAGATGAAGATGGTGTCTTAAGACCTGTATTTGGTCCAGACCCAGACTTTGTGGATGCGGAACGTAAACTTGCAGAACTATCTGGTTCAGATGAAAGAGCTAGGAATGATAAAGGTCATTACATAGCTGATGATGAATCTACCCCAGATATAAATGAGGCTTATGTTTCAGGGAAAGCACCTGCTAAGAAAAAAGCAGGTAGACCTAAAAAGAAAGCATCTAAGAAATAATGCTAAACGAATCTTTACTGGCTAAAGAACTACGTCAGTGGAGTAAAGATGTATTAGAAAAACCAAATAAAAAGTTTAATAACTTACCAGCTTGTCCTTTTACAAAGTTGACTTGGGATAAAAACAAAGCAAAAGTTGTTTTAGGAGAAGGTGGTCTTTGGGAAGACCTAATACAATTAATTGAAAATTTTGATGATACTTACGATGTTATAATATATTGTGGCACTGATATAGATATTGTTGATAGTACAGAAGTTGAAAATAGATTAAAGACTTTAAATGATTGGATAGTAAAAGATAATCTATGGGTTATGGGTTCACACCCAGAAACTGATGAAGATAATCATGCTGCTAGTCAAGAAGACTTTGAGCCTAT